GGTACTGTAACGAATGTTGCCACAGGCGACGGTATTGACGGCGGTGCTATAACCTCAACAGGAACAATTTGCGTTGATAGTACAGTAATTAGAACTACCGGTGATCAATCAATGGCTGGTACAAAGACATTTACTGGTCAAGTTGATTTAGGTGATGATGTTACTGCTAATTTTGGTGGTAGTCAAGATCTTAGTATTTATCATACCGGCTCACATGGCTTTATCGATAATGATAAAGGGTCTCTCTGTATTAGAAATAATGTTGATGGGGACGATGGTGGTGATATAAAGTTAATGCCTCATGATAATGAAAACGGTATCATTATATATGATGATGCTGGTGTCTCTTTATATTATAACAACGTTGAAAAACTAGAAACAACAAGTTCAGGTTCATGCACTACCGGGACTCATTGCGCGACAACATGTTTACGAAGTCCAAAAGTTTGTGCGACAACTTGCGTTAATTCGTCCACAATATGCGGTACCTCTAAAGTATATGGTTACGCTGGTTGTTTTTGTGGATCTGCAATAGGAGGTGTAAGTATAAGTTCATGTTATGCTTTATGTGTTGGTTCGTGTGGAACCTGCTCTGGTCAAGGCTCTATACATACTACAGGTGGTGTATGTGTAGGAGGAGAGTTATCAAAGGCTTCTGGTTGCTTTAATATTAAGCACCCTCTCCCAGCGTTATCTGCTAGTAAGTGCTTATCACACTCATTCGTTGAGGCTCCACAAGCTGATAATATATATAGCGGAGTTGTTAATTTAACTGCTGGTAAAGCTACTGTTAACATCGATAATCAACATGGTATGACAGCCGGTACTTTAACTGCTTTAAATAGGTGCTTTAGAACATTTACTACTAATGAGACTAACTGGGACCCGGTTAGAGGTTCTGTATCAGGTAATACATTAACTGTTGAGAGTTGTGTTGCAGATTCGACTGCTACAGTATCATGGATGGTTATAGGTGAAAGACACGACTTACATATGCTTCAGAACCCTCACACAGACAGTGAAGGTCGTATCAGGGTTGAGTATGATAAGCCAGAAGAAGACGATGATTGATGAAGATTTGTGTTGTAATGTGGTGCGATGGTAAGACTGCAAAAAAGTACGGGTGCACTAGTTACCATATAAATAAAATATACTGCGAAAAGCATGGATATGATTTAAAGTTCTCTTCAAAGAGAAGGCATAATAGAGAGGATCTAGCCTGGGAAAAGTTGCCTATGGTTATAGAGCATTTAGATAATTACGATTACGTTATATGGGTAGATGCTGATGCTCATTTTTATGTTGACAGAGGACCTATTGAAGATCTAATTAAAGAACATAAAGATGTACAAATTATCTTTAGTGAAGACGGTACATGTAAAGGATTTCCTTCAGAGCTTGATCCAAGTGAATGGCTTAAATCATCATGTGAGGTTAGACACCCTACATTAAACACCGGTGTTTTTATAGTTAAGAACACACCAGATGTAAAGGAACTTTTAGACGTTTGGACGTATGATAAATGGTTGTTCGAACAAAACTACCCTTATTGGGAACAAGGAGTATGTCAAAAGATGTACGAGCTTAATACATGTAATATAAGAGATATAAGTGTTGTATTACCTCTAAATGTACTACAAAATTATGAAAGATTTACTAAGCGTAATCCATACGTTAGACACTTTCCAAGCATGCTAAAGAGCACACACGGTATTAAAAAGACTTTCAGGGGGTATCTTAAACAATTAGAGCAGGATTAACGGTAGCCTAATTGAACTAATCGGCGCATATTGTCACCAATTCCCGGGTTACCAGCTGTGCCTGCAGGGCCGCCTTCACTACCAACACCGACATGTCCATCGTTAAAATCAGATCCAGCTGATCCTGTAGCAGTAAAGGTATGTCTATGGTGCCCGACTTCATGTTTATCAATAGTATAAAAAACTGTATTACCGCTTTTAGTAACTAGAGCAATTCTCCGGTGCTTTGCATGCGACGCAGTATTAAAGTAATTACCAGCAAATTTAATAGTCGCTGCAGCGTGTTTATTTACACCGGCGGCTCCGCCACCTGTTACAGGGTCTTCGAGATGATGTGTCATAACATGGGCACCGGTTGCCGTAGGAACCAAATTATAAAGCAATCCAATTACCGGGTCATCAGCAAAAGTGTGATATTGTGAAGACGATAATAATTGCATTGAGTTATTATCTGCACTTAAGGAAAACATTCCCCCTCTTCCGTCACTTCTAGAAGTATCGTTTAGCGGTACAGGACTGCCAAATGCACTTAGAGGGTCTGACCCCTGTCCCCCAGCATCACGTTGTCCATATAACGCGTCAGTAAAAGCTCTGTTTCTGTTTGTATAATCAGCCATGTAAATATTTATTGTTTTAGATAGCATTTTATTGTAATAAGGGCAATTAAACAAAAAAAAAAACAGCAGAGCTTTCGCTCTGCTGTTTTAGTGATTTGTCTTGCGACTGCTGCTTTAACCAGCGATGACTCCTATTAGAAGTACACCGACTGTGAAGCTGGCGTAAACGCAGTACCAAGTCCCTGAACAATAACTACATGGTAGTAGAGATTAGATCCGAAGATGTTGTCAACAACACCATAACGAGTAAGCAAGCCAACACGTGGCGCGAAGTCGTTAGGACCAATAGTTCTCTGAACCATGACAGGAATGTAAGGACAATAAATGATACCGGTATCATAGAATTCAGGACCCTTATAACCGAGCAACGCATATTCAATTCCCGTAGTCGGGGACTGATTAGTGTAGTAGTTGGTATATAAGTTGTCGTTCTGAACTTCAGTACGAGTATCACGGTAAACGTTAAACCTTCCTCCAATTGAACCAACCTTAGCAATACCAACAGGCTGTGTATTCACATCACCCTGCACAGGTACCCACTGAAATTCAGGGAGCATCTCGAGGATGGCGCAAACACGTGGAGTAGCTACAATAAAGTTAGCAGATCCACGCCTGTTACGTACGGCAATACGATTGGCTTCAATGATAAGACGCTGATAGAAGTCCCTATTGCGCTCAACTAACCAACGGCCGTCTGCAGAAGCAGGTGACCATATGGAATAGCCGTCGTTAATTCCAGCTGCGAGAGCTGCCTGAATCATTCTCATGAGCATTTCACGATCGATCTCAGCTTGAATCTCATACGACATAGCGTTTGTGATTTCGGCGTCAATATCGATACCGTTCATGTTCTTAAGGTCTTGCTCAAGCTCGACAGACCAACGTGCGCCAAGACGGCGTGTGCCGGCCTCAACTGCTGTTTTCTCGAACTTAACCTCAACCTGAGGAATATCTCCAGTAATCTCGAAAGCTGAAAGAACCGCCGCAACACCTCTGTCTTGATTAGCAAACTCCCAGTAACCGCCAACACCACTAAGGTCGTGTGAAGATGTACCAGTAAATCTTGTATCAAGGAGGTTGTATCCAAGCTCTGTATCAGGAAGACCGGCTGCGCCGTTATAGTTCTTCGCACCTGGTCCAGGACCAGTTCCGCCGCTGGAAGACTGTCCATCCGTACCGTCACCAAGAGTGGTGGACTGGTATGCATAGCGCAGAGCAAATGCTAATCCAACAGGACCAGACATTGGCTGAACTCCAACGATTTCGTTAGTAATGAGCTCGGGGAACGTACGACGAATCATCGGAATGAGCACTTTTGGAAGACGGGCATCACCAGCAGCATATCTATCACCAGACTGATCATTACCCGTTGCCGGGTTATAGATGTCATGGTTAGTTACACCACCACCGAAAGCACCGTTATTACCAGCGCTGTTGGCCTCCTCAATACACCACTTTTCCTGGTTTTCAAGAAGAATGGCGGTATTAAGGCGAGTGTGATCGTCATCAATGGGCTTAACACTATCAGAAGAATATTCAAGAACAGGCGCCCACTTCTCAAGAAGTGTGTCTGCTCTATCTCTATCTATAAATGATTGTGGTTTATTCATAAGACGTTTCCTTTCATTTTACCTCATGGACTTATAGTCCAAGTTACTCAGGTGACAAGCACCTCATTGTTCAGGGTTGAAATTATTTGTGAGACCTTTCTAACTCCGCTAAGTACGGGTTGCGGATCTCAACTTTTTTCTTCTCTGTAATTGGTTGTACTGGGGCATCAGCTTTAACTTTGCGTGTTTTATATGCCTCTTCTTTAAGTACTGAAAGTCTTTCTTTTTCTTTTTTATCGAATAACTTAGCAGTGTAGTTAAAATTTTCTTCAATAAACTTTGGAGACTTGTCACTTAAAATCTTAAACAAATACTCTTTCTTTTTACCGTTCATTGCTGCTGTTTTATTCTCAAGCATTAAGGTAGTTGATTGTTTATTATATGCTTCTTTTAAAAGTTTATTTTCCTTCGCAACCTCGTTTAATTTTTCTGTTAATTGATTAATTTGAGTCTTTCCATCCATAACAGCCTCTTTAACAGACTCACTCATTAAAGTAGAATCAACTGCAAGTACCTTTCTTAAATTACCTAGTACTTCTCTTGCTGTTCTATTTTTAGTAGCTTCTTCAATTGCTTCTGTCGGAACTGATTCTTCGAGGTATTCATCTAAATAATCTGAAATACTCTCTACTAATGTAGTTTTAAACTCACTAGCAGTTCCTGTAAGCTCATTTTCATACCTTTTAACTACTTTAACAAGCTTATTAGCATTATTATAATCAACAGCTTCTACCACTCTTTTAAGCTTATTAGTATGATCTTTATCAATTGCACCTACTAACTCTTCAAGTTTTTCAGCATAAAGTTCGTCTTGATTAGTTAATGCAGATTCAACAGATAGCTGAATTTTTTCTTCGATAGCAGTTTCTATAGCCTTAACCGACTCTTCGGTTAGCACCTCTTCTGCTTGTTCGGGTAATGCTTGTTTCTCGCTCATGGTTTAAAATAGTGGTTTCTCTGTGGCGGTGTCAATTTTTTTTGCTAATTTATCTTCAACAACGCTCTTTAAATATTTATGTG